TATGTTTCAAAAGGTGACCTTGCAAAAGACATATCTAGACTTCATGATCGATTTGATCGACTAGAGAATAAAATAGATTCGTTAATGAAAGGATGATATAGTCCTTTAAGGAGATAAAAATGGCAACTTCTGGATCATATGACTTCAATCTTAATATGGCTGAAGTTACGGAAGAAGCCTTTGAAAGATGCGGTTTAGAGTTACGTACAGGGTACGATGCCGCTACCGCTAGAAGGTCTTTAAATATTCTTTTTGCAGAATGGGCAAATAGAGGTCTTAACTTATGGACCGTTGAACAGATAACGCAATCTTTAGCACGTTTATCATCGTCATCCTCCGTAGATACGTATCCCTTAGGAACTATTACTTTAACCGTAGGAGCTTCCGGGGCTTTTACTGTAGGAGAAGTAATAACGGGTGCGGCGGGTGCTACAGCAAATATTATAACCTTATCTTCTGCCACCACGATGACTATAACTGTTCCTAGTGGCACTTTTGTGGCTACGGAAGCTCTTGTAGGATCATCTAGTTCAGCGGCCACAACCGTTACGTCTGCCCCAAGCCTTGTTGATGTACAGTCTACAGTAGATGTTTTAGAGGTTACGATAAGGCGTAGTGGATCGGACTTAGGGATAACAAGAATTGGTAGGTCAGATTACGCAGGAATATCTAACAAGACTACCCAAGGTAGGCCCTCTCAGTTTTATGTTAATAGACAGATTACCCCTACTATTACGTTATGGGCTGTTCCTGAGAACTCAACGGATCAACTTATTTACTACAGAGTGAAAAGAATACAAGATACCGACGAGGGCGTTAACGACGCAGATGTACCTTTTAGATTTCTTCCTTGCTTGACGGCAGGACTAGCTTACTACTTGGCCGTTAAAAAAGCTCCGGATAGAATCGCTCTATTAAAAGATATATATGAGGAAGAGTTTCAAAGAGCTGCCTCCGAAGATGGCGAAAGAGTTGGATTACGTCTTGTCCCCTCCTATGCCTCTTTAAGTATTTAATAATGCCTAGATATGCCTCAGGGAAACACTCGCAGGGAATATCAGACCGTTCCGGTAGGGCTTATAAAATTAAAGATATGTTAAAAGAATGGACAGGACTGTTAGTAGGAAGAGATGAATTTGAAGCTAAACAACCTCAACTAAATCCTAGAAAAGCTACGGCTGATCCAGAAGCCTTGAGAAACGCTCGACCGGATAGAGTAGAACCTGAAGTTGAGGTGTTATTGCAGGATAATGCTTTTTTGACGGGGACCGCAGGAAGTAGTACTATAACTGTAACAGAACCTGGACATAACAGAGAAACAGGAGACGTTGTACGTTTTAGAACTGTAGTCAATTTCGACGGCTTTACATCTTCTGCGATAGAGTACAGCACAGGATATTCTATAACGAAAGTTGAGGGCAGTGGAGGCGGTCAGTCTAATAGTTATACATTTAATGTCAGTAGTAGTGGATCTTCCGAAACATCCACTACTGGTGGCGTAAAGGGTGGCGGATCTTTTTCTTCTGCGGGACCCGTAACGGTGAGTGCGTAATATGGCTTATACATTAGCAACTTTAAAAACGGCAATACAAGATTACACCCAAAACACAGAAACTACTTTTGTTAGCCAACTTCCTAGGTTTATCATTAATGCGGAAGAACGAATTTTTAAATCAGTACAATTGGACGTATTTAGAAAGTATCAAACAGGAACGGCTTCAGGCGGAAATAAATTTCTTGCAAAACCATCTGATTATTTATCGACTATGTCGTTAAGTGTTGTTAACGATTCTAACAACAACTTCTTATTGTACAAGCATGTTACTTTCTTACAAGACTACACACCTAATCCTGCCACAACTGGCGTACCACTTTATTATGGGGATTGGGACGATACATCTCTCATGTTAGCCCCTACACCTAGTACAGAATATGACGTAGAGCTTCATTATTACTATCGACCAAACTCTCTTACGCAAGGAGCAGATAGTGGGGAAACTTGGTTGTCTAAAAATGCAGAACTGGCGTTACTATACGGGGCTTTGGTTGAGGCTTACACTTTTATGAAAGGCGAGGAGGCCTTACTAAGTATTTATAATGGCAGATTTCAGGAAGCTATGAGATGGTTAAAGAATCTTGGCGAAGGAAGAGATACTCGAGATCAATATAGATACGATAGAGTTAGAAGAGAGGTAGAATGATGTTTGATACAAACAGTGCTTCAAAACTAGGCGGTGTTATGGTATATACTTCTAATAACTCAGGTCACTCTCCGGAACAGATAGCGGACATGGCTTTAAATAAGATAATATCTGTCAGTGATAGCGCCCCTCCCGTCATACGAGATCAAGCTATGGCTCATAGAGATAAGTTGAAAGAAATACTAATATATTATATGAAAAGTATGGCGATTAGTGAACGTACAACAATTGGGGCTTTATTAAAAAAGCAAGGTCATAATGATATGGCTGAAATAATAAGGAGACTTTGACATGGCAGTTGGTACTTCCGGGATATGCGGAACATTTAAAAGAGAGGCTTTAGCAGGTATTCATTTTTTAACTGCTCATACCAGAACAGGATCTAGTGCTATTTCGGCTGATGCTATTAAAATAGCAATGTTTACTAATAGCTCTTCTATAGATGCTGATACTACTGGATATACTACTGGAAATGAAGTTAGTGGGACAAATTACACGGCTGGTGGTAATACATTAGCCAGTATAACAATTGGACTAGGGGATAATAGTAGTGCTGTTCCAACAGCTTTTGTTGATTGTGCGAATACTACTTGGGCAAACTCAACAATCAGTAATGCAAGAGGCGCTCTGATATATAACAGTACGTTATCCACCGCTGGAACTGGCTCAACAACAAATCATGCTGCAAATCCTTCAGTAGCGGTTATTAATTTTGGCGGAGACAAGTCATCTAGTGCTGGAGATTTTACTATCCAAATGCCTACAAACGATGCAAACAGTGCGTTAATTAGGATTGCGTAATGACTACGACTTTTACTGTAACCGTAGCTAATCCCGGAAGCGGTAATAAATACTATATAGACAGTAATCTTCAAGCTAATTTAAATTTAGTAGAAGGCGCGACATATAAGTTTGATCAAGCAGATAGTTCTAACTCTGGACATCCGTTAAGACTTTCTACAACTTCTGACGGGTCTCATAACAGCGGTTCAGAGTATACTACAGGGGTAACTACTTCAGGTACTCCAGGGTCCGCAGGAGCGTACACTCAAATACAAGTAGCGGTAGGTGCTCCGACTCTTTACTACTATTGTACAAATCACTCAGGTATGGGCGGAACAGCAACCACAGACGTTGCAATATCTGGATGGAACAGAGGAACGTGGAATCAAGGTGCTTGGAACGAAGTTCTTCCCGTTACAATAACAGGTGTTTCGGCGGCAACAGCATTAGGCTCCCCTACGATTGGTTTTCTTTACGATATAACAGGTGTTTCGGCGGCAACAGCATTAGGGTCTCCTACTTATGTAACTGTTCAAAATGTAACTTTAACCCCAAGTGGTGTTTCGGCGGCAACAGCATTAGGGTCTATAGATATCGACTTTTTAGTCGATATATCGGGTGTTTCGGCATCAGCAGAAATAGGATCTTTTAACATTTGGCAAAATATAAGTACTTCACAAACACCAAACTGGACCCAAATAGCGGCATAGGAATAGGAACATGGCATCAACATACACAACAAGTTATGGAATAGAGAAGATAGGTTCTGGTGAACAGTCAGGAGCTTGGGGAACAACTACTAATCATAACATAGACATTCTTGATCGAATCGCTGCGTATAAAGCGGTGGCGCTTTCAGGAACCACCCACACTCTAACCGTTCGAGAAGCTTCCCCTGGATCAGGTACAGAAAACCTTCAAGACGGAATGTTTAGAGTAATTAAGTTTACGGGTGCTCTAGGGGCAAATAATACAGTTACAATAGCCCCTAATACTACGGCAGCTTATTTTTTAATAATAAACGCAACTACCGATTCCGGATCTAGCGGACCTTATAACGTTATTCTTACTCAAGGATCTGGTGCGAATATAACCGTTGCTAACGGAGCGCAAGACCTTGTTTACTGTGACGGTGGAGGATCTGGTGCAATTGTATACAGTTTTTTTGCTGGAGGACTGACTGTAGGTGGTCTTACAACAGCCGCAGCAACTATTACCGGAGGATCAGTAACGGGTATTACTGATCTAGTGGTAGCTGACGGTGGAACAGGCGCTTCTACCTTTACAGATGGCGGTGTTCTTTTAGGCAACGGCACAGGCGCAATTCAAGCGATGGCCGTCTTGACTGATGGACAGATGATCGTTGGAGACGGCACAACAGATCCGGTAGCTGAGAGTGGAGCTACTCTTAGAACCTCAATCGGTGTCGCAATAGGATCTGACGTAGCCGCCTACAACGCAGATACTCTATTTGCAGATGTCGCAGATAATCTAACTAAAGGTTTCTCAACAACCGTCTACGATGCAGGGACTCAATCTTCTGGAACGCTTACCCCTGATCAGGACAACGGTAACATACAAAGAGCAGTGAATGGTGGAGCGCATACATTAGCTCCAACTACAGATGATTGCGCTGTAATTATTCAATACACAAATAACGCTTCTGCTGGAACAATCACTACTTCTGGCTTTACATTAGTTGACGGTGACGACATTACGACAACCAATGGGCATGATTTCTTTTTCTATCTAACCAAGGCAAACGGGTTCTCCCTCTTGACAGTGAAGGCACTACAATAATGTTCGCCTCTATTTATTCAATGCAAGGGGGCGTATCGTCTGGTGTTAGTTTTACAGCGGCTACAGGCGGTACAATCACCACCAGTGGAGATTATAAAATACATACCTTCAATTCCAGTGGGACTTTTTCCGTTACCTCAGTTGGCACAGATGACGCTATTCTCGACTATCTTGTCATTGCTGGAGGCGGATCAGGTGGTGCTGGGCCTTCCAATTTTGGCGGTGCTGGTGGTGGAGGCGCAGGAGGTTATCGTGCTTCTTGGAACTCTGAAACCTCTGGTGGAGGTGGGTCGAGTGAGACAGGACTAACAGCTACTGTTCAAGATTACACTGTAACTATCGGTGGTGGTGGAGCGTCAACATCTGGAACAAACAACGGAGTCTCTGGGTCTAACTCAGTTTTCGGATCAATCACAAGCGTTGGTGGCGGTTTTGGTACAAGAGAAGGTGGAGGAGTACCTGGAGTAGGAGGATCAGGTGGTGGTGTAGGCACAAATACTACTGAAAGAGCTGGTACAGCTAATCAAGGATTTGCAGGAGGTGCTAAAACAGGTGGTTCTGGTGGTTCTGGAGGTGGAGGTGCTGGTTCTGTTGGTGCTGATTGTACATCAAACAGTGGAGGTGCTGGTGGATCAGGAGTAGCGTCTACGATTACAGCATCATCAGTTTCTCTTGCTGGAGGAGGCGGAGGAGGAGCATGGCCTGGTGGAGGTGCTTCTGCTTCTAGTGGTGGTGGAGCCGCCCGCGGTGCTGGCACAGCCAATACTGGAGGCGGAGGTGGCGGTGGTGGAAATAATGGTGCAGGAGGCGCAGGTGGCTCAGGCGTTGTGATTATTAGATATAGATTTCAAGCGGCATAGAAATTAAAATGCAAAATTTAAAGGTAATTAAGTAATGGCTCACTACGCGCAGATAAATTCAGACAATGTTGTTGTCAATGTACTCGTGATGGATAACGAGATGGAAACCAACGAAGGCGAACAAGCTTGCATCGATTGGCTTCAAGCTAATGTTCACGCAGATGATTGGGTAAAAACTAGCTACAATAACAAGATCCGAAAGCAATTTGCAGGGATTAGGTATAGCTACGATGTTGACAAAGATAAATTTATTGCACCACAGCCTTTTGCTTCATGGGCATTGGATAGCGATGATGATTGGCAAGCTCCGATCACGATGCCTGATGATGCCAGTGCTGACAAAATGTATCGTTGGGACGAAGATGTATACCAAGCTGACAATAGTGCTGGTTGGATCGAAGTTGAGTAGATGTTATGGTTGTTGCTGAAACCCTTGCAGGTTTGGCTCTTATTAACAGTACGGTTAAAGGTATTAAATCGGTAATAGGAAGTGCTAACGATATTTCTTCTATAGCAGGTGACATTGATAAGCTGTTTAAGGGTAAAGAAGAGTTAAAAAAACAATCTCATCCTTTAGCCAGTAGATGGGATAGTTTTTTAAATAAAACCATAGGATCTACCGCTGATAGATTATCTATAGGGGCTATAGCCAAAGAGACAATAGAAGAAAAGTTAGCAGAAGAACAAGTTCGTAAAGTAAGAAGTATGGTTAATAGAAGATTTGGTTTGGGTACTTGGGAAGACATTCTATTAGAAAGACAACATAGGATTGAAGAACATAATAAAGAATTAAAGGCTGAAAGAATTAAAAAGAACAAAATAACAAAACAATGGTATAAAGCTTTAGAGATATTAGGAAGTGTTATTTTTGTTATTAGTTTTTGCGCTATTACTTTTTATGTAATAGTTTCTAATATGAAGAAGTAGGAATAAAAATGCCTTTGCTAAAAGTAAACTTTAAACCAGGCGTAAACAGAGAAACAACTTCTTACGGTGACGAAAACGGTTGGTTTAATTCTGATTTAATAAGGTTCCGTAAGGGACGCCCTGAAAAAATGGGTGGTTGGTCTCGACTAAGCAGTGGCATAATAGATGGCGTAGGTCGTTCTCTTCATACTTGGGCAGCGTTAGACGGTTCTAAATATATGGGCCTTGGCACGGAAACCAAGGTTTATATTGAAGAAGGCGGTGGTTACAATGACATTACTCCTATACGTGCAACAACTTCTCTGGGAGCTGACCCTTTAGCAACGGTCAATGGTAGTAGTGTAGTTACTGTTACGGCTCCCTCTCATGGCGCGGTAACCAACGATTTTGTTACTATTAGCGGGGCCGCCGCTGTTAATAGCATTACTACTGGACAATTAAACACGGAACATCAACTAACTGTTATAGATTCAAACACCTATAAAATTACTACTTTGGGAACCGCTGGTTCTGGAACGCTTGTAGGAGGAGGTTCT